GGAAGGCGGAGCAGGGGGAGGAAATGTGGCAGCAGTTTCCCAGCGTCATCGAAGAGGTCGATCGCCAGGTCGTTCCCGGGCAGATCTACCCGGAGATGAAGCGGGTCCGAGCGGAGAAGCAGGTGGCGGCCTTCGAACCCGAGAAGGGGTATCCCATGTTCACCGCATGGGATCTCGGCTCCTCCGACAACATGGCGGGGGTTCTCATCCAGCCCGCCGGGAAGGCGCACAACTTCCTCGACGGGGCCGTGGGCGAGGGCGCTGGAGCCGGGGGTGTGGCCGAGGTCATCCGGTCATGGGAGCGGACGCATGGCGAGAGCTTCGCGCACTTCCTCCCGCACGATTGCGAGATCACCGACAAAGGATCCGGCAAGACCTACCTCCAGCAACTGGTCGAGGCCGGGATCCCGAGGAGGAGCATCGTCGTCGTCCCGCGCATTCCCGACCTCTGGGTGGGCATCGAGGAGGTCAGGCGCATCCTCCCGAACTGCTGGTTCCACGCGAGGATGGACGAGCCGATCTACTCCGAGACCGGGGCGAAACTTCCCAGCCTGGTGGGCCGCCTCGAAGGTTACCGAAAAAAGCTCGACCAATCCACCGGCATCCTGCGATCGGTCCCGGTGCATGACCTGTGCAGCCATTTCGCGGATTCCGTCCGCACCTATGCCGAGGCGCTGAGTCGCGACCTGGTCCGAGGATCGAACGTCAAACACAAGGGGGCGACGGTCGTGGACGGGTTTCGCGGCGAGGACAGGCCGGTGCGGAAAAACGTGCAGATTTTGTCATGACTCCCGCCCTTCGCGCCGCTCAATGGCACTCCCGGCAACCCGACTGCGAATCGTTCAGCGAGGCACTGCTGGCGCATCTCCATGGCGGCTATGTGATCTCGACGCCCGAGGTCTTTCTGCTTTTCCGTCCCGTCGATTCCCGAGGCGACCGGCTCCTCTTCGATGACCCTTGGCACCGGTTCGAGACTTTCGATACCTGGCACTGCTACCTCGCCGCCGGAGACCTCACCCAGTTCCGCCAGTTCATTCCTTTCGACCTGCCGTTTTTTTCCTATGTGCGAAAAAACCGCTTGCGCGTTCGACCTTTGACGCAAAGCCCAGTTCTCTATGGGCGGAAAACAGAAACTCGCAAAGCAGCAGGCGCAGGCCAACTTTTTGTCGCAGCAATCCATCCGGCAACAGGCGGCTGCGAATCGACAGGCGCAAAGGACCGCACAGCAGGCGGCAGCGGCTGACCGGCGGTTCCAGGCCGAGCAGACCCGCCGCATGAGTGAGGTCGAGCGGCGATCTGCCGACGCGCTCGCGGCGATGAAGGACAAGCAGGATGTCCGCACCGACTACATCGAGGACGAGGAGGCCATGCGCCGACGCCGCGGCGGTGGAGGTGGTGGCGGGGGTGGCGGTTACGGATTCGCCCGTCCCATGGGAAGTGGCCTCGGAGGTTCCCCGAGCAAGCTGGGATGACCGACGCCGCTCAAATCCTGCAACGCTACAAGGCCGCCGAATCGGTGCGCCTGGCGATGTGTTCGATATGGAGGGATGTCGGAGCCTACGGCGATCCGCTCAACCGGCAGATCGGTATGGACACCGCGACGGTGGGCTGGTCGCCGTCCCTGGCTGGTCAGGCGCAGATCTTCGACTCGACCCTCCGGCAGGCCGCGATGACCTACGCCGCCGGGTGCATGAGCTGGATCACTCCGGCGGAGACGAAGTGGTTCGCGTACACTGCGCCGCGATTCCTGCGGGGTGACGACGCCGCCAAGAGCTGGTATTCGGAATGCTCCGACATCGCGTCCGAGGTGCTGGCCGGGACCAACTTCTACAGCCAGGTGCATGATGTCTACATGCAGGACGGCATCTACGGAACCTCGGGGCTGTTCGTCCGCGAGAATACCCGCTACGGGCTCCACTTCGAGTCCATGCAGATCTCGGAGTATTCCATCCTTGAAAACCACCTCGGGGATGTGGACACCGTGTTCCGGGTCAAGAAGTATTCCGCCCGCCAGATGGCCGACGACTTCGGGGAGCGGAACCTGCCGCACGAAGTGGCGCAGTGCCTCGGCTACCCGCTCAAGGAGCGCAGTGAGGACCATGAGGTCATTCACTGCATCTCCGAGCGCAAGGAGCGCGACCGATACCGGAAGAACGTGCAGAACGCGCCGTGGGCCTCGGTGTGGATCCACAAGGCATCCGAGACGATCCTGCGGGAGAGCGGCTTCTACGAGGCTCCCTTCTGCGTCCACCGCCACCTCCCGTGGGGGCGCACGCCCTACGGTCGCAGCCCCGGCATGGAGGCGATTTATGACACGCGCACGCTCAACTACATGCAGCAGCAGCTCGACACCCTGGTCGAGAAGCAGGTTTCCCCGCCCGTGATCGCCCCAGCCAACTTCGAGGGGACCATCGACCTGCGGGCTCGCGGCATCACCTACACGCCCGACATGAATTCCCGGCCCCAGTATTTCGGGGAGCCGGGCAACTACATGATCGGAGAGGACCGCACCGAGTTCCGCAAGCGGCAGATCAACAACGCCTTCCACGTCGAGCTGTTCCAAGCCCTGGCCTCGGTCCCCATCGGCAAGCAGATGACCGCCGAGGAGGTGCGCCAGCGCCGCAACGACCGGCTCCCGAACTTCTCCCCGACGTTCGCGCGAAAGACCCGCGAGATCTGCGATCCCATCATGCGCCAGGTCTTCTCGGTGCTGGCCAAGGCCGGGGCATTCCCGCCCGCTCCGCGTCAACTGATGCAGAACCTCGGCAACGGAGAAGTCTTCATTCCCGACCCGAACATCGTCTACTCCTCGCGCATGGCTCTGGCGCTCCAGACCATCCACAACGATGCCTTCTTGGATGCCATGACCATGGCCGGGAACATCGCCAACGTGCGGCCCGATGTCCTCGACAACCTCAACATTGACGACGGGTTCCGCAACTACGCCCGCAACCTCGGCGTCCTCGAATCGTCAATCGTCCCCGAGCGCATCCGCGACCAGATGCGAATGGAGAGGGCGCAGGCGCAGGCTCGCGCCGAGCAGGAGATGTCCATGCTGGATGAGGCGGAGGGTGTCGCCAAGCTGGCCCAGGCCGCCGCATGAGCATTGACGACATCATCTTCGCCCGCCGACCGGGGGAGGACGAAGAGGCCCACGCCAAAAGGGTAGCCGAAACCGAGCGCATTTTCCGCAACGTCCTCGCCAACGCTGATGGCCACCGGCTCATCAACCTGCTCATCAACGCCCGCAACCCGTTCGCTCCCCGGTTCCGCGAGGGATCCACGCCGGAGATGGCTGCCTACCGGGACGGTCAGGCGGATGTCGTCTCCATGCTGGTGACCAGGGGAACCAATCTCGCCATTTCCAAGCCCGACGACTACCACAACCAATGACCACCGAAGAAAAGAAAGCCGCCCTTGAGGAGGCAGGAATCAAGGTCCGCAGCAATGCGACCGACAAGCTGATCGAGCGCATGTATGCCGAGGAGTTTCCCGAGCCCAAGGTTGAGACGGTCGAGGAGCCGAAGGCCGCGCCCGCGAAGAAGGCCGCGCCCGCATCGAGCCGAATCGCCGAGTTCGCCGCCTTCATTGAGGCGCACGCCGATCCGATGATGGGCGACAAGACGCCGGTCGTGGTCGCGTGGGCTCGCGCCAACCTCAGTCCCGAGGAGTTCCAAGCCCGTTACAAAGGGAGGACCATTCCATGAGCGAGGACACCATGACGACCGCGCCTGCGGTGGATGCCGCAACCTCGACCGTGACGACAGCCGGGGCCGCCGACATCACGACGACCGGGGCGCCTTCCATCTTTTCGGACGGCTACCGCTTCGCCGCCGGGTGGTCCGATTCGGTTGGCGAGCCGACCCTCTCGAAGTTTGACGGCAAGGAGGTCAACGACCTGGCCAAGGCGTATGCCAACCTCGAAAAGCTCGCCAGCCGCAAGAGCGAGGGCATGGTTCGCATCCCGACCGAAACCTCGACGCCCGAGGAGATCGCCGCCTATCGAACCGCCGTCGGCGCTCCCGAGGATCCCACTGGCTACACGGCCACCTTCCCCGAGGGAATGGAATCCCATGCCGAGGCGCTGAGTCCGTTCCAGGAGATCTTCCACAAGCACAGTGGGAGCCCAGCGCTCTACCAGGAGGCGGTCGCGAAGTGGGCGCAGATCGAGGCCGAGCAGCTTCAAGCCGTGCAGTCAGCCGAGCGGCAACTGGTCAACGAATGGGGGGACGATTTCGAGTATCGAATCGGGGACATCGAAGCACGCACCAAGGACGTCCTCGACCTGAGTCAGCCGTTTCTTTCGCGCGTCGATGTCCTGCGAGCCCTCGACCTGTTCGCCGCCGATTTCCGGCCCGATTCCACCGGCATGGATCGACCCAGTGCGGCCACATCAAGCCTTGAGGACCAGATCTCGCAGATCTTGGCAAGCCCCAGCTATCGAAGCGGTCAGGACAAGGGTGCGAGGGATCGACTCCATGCGCTCTATCGCGAACAGGCCGCCCGCGAGGCGGCGACGAGGCGCTGAGTATTTTCCGAAAATTTCCGCTTGCGCGTCTGACCTTTGACGCAAAGCCCTGATCAATAGTTCTTCAACTGGCCCTCTGAAATGGGGACAACCCGACGAAGGCACGCATCTCAAGCGCGGCCCGATCCCGGACAACCGAAGCGGCGGAGCAATCCACCTCTCAAACCCATTTCACCATCATGGCACTTTCCGTTGCTCACGGTATCCCCGAAGAATTCCGTCGCGAATTCACCAACAACCTCGAACACGAGGTCCAGCAGCTCCTGTCCAAGTTCTCCAGCCGCATCAAGGTCGAGGGCTTCGAGGGCAAGGAGAACATCTACAACTCGCTCGAACCGCGTTCGTTCAAGACGCGCACCGGGCGACTCCAGCAGTCCGCTCCGACCGAGGCCGAACTGCACGCCCGCAAGCTCGTCAAGGTTCCGTTCTACGACCAGGCGATCTTCGACAAGTGGGACGCCGAGTTCCTCGGCAAGCTCGCGCTTCCCGACTCCGAGACCATCCAGGCCATGAAGGCCGCCTACGCCCGCCTCATCGACACCGAGGTGTGCAAGGCCGCCGATGCCACGGTCTACGGGGGTGAAGAGCCCTACGTCACCGCCATCGACCTGCCTGCGGACCAGAAGGTCAACGTGCAACTCGGATCCTCGCCAGCCGCCAACGTCGGCCTCACGCCGGACAAGCTGGTCAAGGCGATGCAGATCTTCAAGGAGAACGACATCTACCCTGAGGAGGAGGAGCTGATTCTGGCCATCAACCCGAAGGCGGAGCAGGATCTCTACAGCTACATCAAAGCCTCGACCAACGATGTGTGGGCCAACATGATCTCGCGGTGGGCGGAATCCGGCGGAACGACCAAGCTCTTCGGATTCACGGTCGTTTGCACCAACCGCATCGTGAACACCACCGGGAACATCGACCAGTGCTTCGCCTACTCGGCCAAGCGCGGGATCTACATGGCCCCCGAGAAGCTCGAAATCCACATGGATGTCCTGCCGACCCAGCAGCACGCCCTCCAGATCTCGGCCTACGCGACCCTCGGGTTCATGCGCCGGTTCGAGAAGGGTGTCGTCA